CACTGAGCTCGTAGACTGCTGCCTCAACAGCCATTTTGAACCCAAGACTCTCGCAGTGAGCAACAAACCCGTCTAGCAAATGTTCGTCGCGCTTCTCAATAAAGATCAACGCGTCGTCCCCATCACACAGCATGTCCCACTTCAACCCTGGGAACTGTGCGAAATATGACCCGATCATTATCACGGTCATGAAGGAATTACCTCCTCCTGTATCTTGATCGCCAGAAGCGACACCACCATCTGCCGTGTATTTGATACCATTTCTGGTTTTTCCACGGTTTCTGGTCTGGTGCCACAAAAGTGACCTCAAGTAGGAGTTGTTCCCATAATGGGAGAGATAATACTTATGCTTGAACTGGGTGAAATACTTGTCCACTGACTGATCGAATCTGCTAGCATCCACACCCTTACAGGAGAATTGGTCGAATCGTGCCGCTTTCTTTGCGATTAATCGCCCCCTTTGCACGTTGTTCAACCCCTTCGCAATGATTCTGCCCTCCGGCATCCATGGCATGTACCGTTTCCAGTTTACGTGTAGTAAAAAGTGTTCTATGGGTTTAAAGAAACACCCAAACTCTACGTTAAACTCAGGAGATCTTGCCTGGATCATCCTTGGATCGGCACTACCCTTGACTTCGCCATCAACGGGTTCTACTTTTATGAACGCTCCTAATAATCCCATATAATCTTGAAACCCAAACTTCTCCAATTGCCCGACAGCCCGCTCGTAGATCTTCCGCTTCCCGGGAATGTCAACAGTCTCCAAAAAGGTTCGCCGCGTGAGCTTCACTAGTTGGTTACTCGTTCCCATTCTGCAGATGAAAGGAACCAGGGCGTCGAGCACAGCTTTACCTCCAATAGTCATTCGGAAGGGTGGGCAAAGCACACGATTACACAGGGATACATGCTCATTGCATTCACATGGTCGGTGAAAATAAGGAACCGATAGGTCCAGCACCAAAGCGACCGTCTTTGGTTTTGGTACCCCCCATACAATGGGTCTGCTGCTACTGCAGCCTGCGCCGGGATCCGACCGGGTGAAGTGTCCGCGCGATTTTTCTTTTTTAAATCGGCTCCTCGCGCACACTGTCGGATACCCGGTTAGGCGATCCTACTGATCGGGCCGCGCAGGCTGTGATGACTGGCCGAATATACCGTACCAGGGGATCACACCTGCGCGTAGCAACCACAGACGCTGACTGAACGAAGTCGTGCGATCTGCGGCACGCTGCACGACCTCCGAAGCCACCACGTTCTGGGTGTCTTCTAAGTCGCGTACGCGTAAAGCTATAGCCGCCTCGATGATTTGTGACGAAATCCTATATATCATGTGTTCCGGCGGCCGGAGAACATGCGGAATGTGCTCGCGATAACGCGTGCAAAACTCGAGTGGGTTCCTGTAATGGAAATCTCGCAACTCGGCTTTCACTCTGACCCTCTCTTCCTCCAGAGGGTCGGGACGCTCATCTAACAAAGGCGCCT